CACCGAATCCGCAAGCTGCGTCTTTGATGTCTACGTTAGCACCTAAAATGTTGATTGCAGTTGTTCCTGCAGTTAAACCAGCTTTAACAGTTAAATTGTTAACAGTTTGTGGTTTTAAAATCGCGCGCGTAATCAAATCAGTTGATAACTGGTCAGTATACGCTGGTAATCCTGATAAATTAAATGACATAATTTTTAAATTTATTTTTTTGGTTAGAGATTATTTTCTCAAAGATTTAATGAATTCGATTTTAGCATCGATTCCACCGAACTCTTCATTAGAAATGTTTGTTACTTTTGGAGCAGCAGTAGCAGCTGGCATTTTTGCAAATTTCTCCATTTTGGTTCTCATTGCACCCATTTCTTCTTTAATAGAAGAAACTTCTTTTGCAACTTCTTCAACAGCTTCGAAAACTGCTTTCATTTTCTCAGCAACTTTTTCAGTTACTTTTTCAATGATTGCTTCTTCCATCGCCACGTCCATTTTAGGTTCAGGTGCAGCTTCACCAGAAACTTCAACTACTGCTTCATCAGAGATTGGTGCCTCATCTTCGATTTCTGCTTCTTCTGAAGAGATTTCTTTGATGATACCTTGAGCATCAACCTCGATTACAGTACCGTCTTCTAAAGTGTGGTAACCTTCAGGAGCTGGAGTTTTAGTAGAACCATCTTCAGAAACTACAAACACAGGCATTCCTGGCTCTAATTTCTCATACTCAACAACAGTTACGCCGTCTTGTAATTTAGCTGATTCCAACCTAACTTCCATCCCTAAAATTTCACGCACTTGATTCAATTTTGTTACGTACATAATTTTTAGTTATTTTTAAATTAGTTAGTGCAAATTGCACTTGATATTTATAAATATTATTTTATTATGCTATGACACATCTACGCATAAAAAAACCTAGCCCGTTTAAAAGCTAGGTAAAAACATTGTTTTTGGCACAACCTATATATCGTTCGTGCCTAAAATCTTTTTAATTCTTTCATATGTTTTAAACGATTCAAGTTCTTCAAGATCTACAAGTATACCTTCGATAGAAAATCCACGCAATTCACCAGCTTTAACTCTTGCCCAAGTTTCTGCATCTTCAACCTTCACAGAAATCATCCATGATCCAATGGGCACGTTGTAACCATATAGCGTATTTGCTTTATCATCTACAGTTTCGACTAACCAGGACTCAAATATGTATGCACCAGCAGTATTCTCTTCGTGATCTGTATTTAATTCATGCACTCTACCTTCTTTAAAATACTTTAAAGCAATTTCTTTAATGGTTTCTGGTGAGAATTTAACAAAATACTTTTGACCGTCTTCATCTACTCTCAAGATTTTCATAGAAGGTATCATACAAGGACCTACTAAAATTTGTTGTTCTTCAGCAGCAAAACTAAAAATAGATTCATTAATAGTGTTATAATAACCATTTTTAGCCATATCTTTAGGTTTAATTCCAGCAGTACCAGCTGCAGGTCCTAAATCTTGTATGTATATTTTACCATCTTTAGTAGATTTAACTAAAAAGTCATTCCATCTGTGTTTGCAATTTGGCCCGCCTTTATATTTAAAAAGACTATATGAAGCACCATTATGACCAAATCCTGGATTAGCTATTAAACTGTCAAAAGATTGTATTTGTTGTTTAGTATAATATAAATCAGCACTAACCATTTGTCTACAAAAACTTCTTGAATCAGCTCCAATATCACCCATATATTTGTAAAGTATCAATTCTCTATCTTTAGTTTGTGAAGCTTCAGCTGGATTTGTACCTGGTGTAATTGCTTGTGCAAATTGCATATCAAATAGTTTACCTAAATCTTCTTCTTTAGTACCTATTTCTTTTGCCACTGCAACAATAGTATCTACTACGTATTGATCTTTGGTCCAAGAATTGTCGCACTCAGACTGCGCTAAAATAGCTCTGGTAACAATATCTTTTTTCTTTTTAGGTATTTGATCTACATATGCAGGTAATCCAGTTACGTTAATATCAAACTTCATACCTATTTCACCTATTGCATCTATCACATCTTGGTTGTTATCATAATGTTTTTGTATGCCAAGTTCTTTGATCTTCTCTATTTTAGCCTCATTGCTTCCAGTAGCAAATACTTTTGATGGATCTATACCTAATTCTTTGACAATTGGCATAAACTCATCTTTGTTTTGACCAGCAGAAATAACATAAACTATTTCACCTTCTGTGATTGCTTTCTTGGCTAATTCTTTACCTCTTTCAGTATTTAAAGTATCATGATAATCAAATGAAACTTTAACTCCAGCCATTTTTTCATCCCAATATGAATAACAAATAGCTGCAGCTTGTGCTTCATCTTTACCTTCGTTAATTACATATGGTATACAACGACTAATAAACTCTTCTTCTGATTCACCAGAGCTTGGATTTACAAACTTTTCAACTTTTTGTGTATTAAAATAGTGAAAGTCCAGCATGATTGCTGGTTCTTCAACTAGCGAAATCTTTTTAACACCAGAAATTTCATCAGTTTCTAGAATACCAAGATCTACAATTTTCTTTTTATCTTTTTCCATAGTATATTTACTTTAATTTATCGGTCTCATTTTTGATGTCTTTAGCTCTTGCTGACAATTCTTTAAAGTAATCCCAGAAGCCCTTCTTTTTAACTGCTTTAAAGTTTTCATCAATTGAAAATAATTCGATTGAGATTAATGTTAAAGCAACTAATTTAGTAGCTAATAAAGGAACGGTAAAGAATTGTTGAATGATGTCATTTAAAATAAATTTATCAACAGCAAAAATTAGAATTACAGTTGCTTGATATAAAAACATCTTTGAGATGATCTGACTCAATTTTCTGGAGGTAACTGTTTCTTTTAGTTTTTTGGCTTTCCAAACGCCCATAATAGTATCTGCAATAATACAAATACCAACTGTTATCATTATACCATGAATTGGTACTAAAAAAGCAGCTATTGCCATCATAATTCTATGTGCACTACTTTGTAAAGCTAATGCTAAATATTTTAATTGTTCCATAAAGCAGGCGTACAAGGTTTCCATTATATTTTTGCTAAATCTGTGATACGTTTATCAGCTTCTTGTTGCGATGTCATATCACTTGCGACAACATATGTTTTGAAGATAGGTGCTGCGTTATTGCCACCTCCATTTTCTGTTTGTATTGGTGCTCCACCACCTGCTTGATTAATTTGATTTAATAAACCACCAAACATTGCAGTTGAATTTGCATTTATAACTGATTCACCATTTGATAACATAGCAGGAATAGAGTCAGAAACTCCAGTACCAGCTCCAGATACGTAACCACCGCTTGCAAATTTACTTGCACTTGGTTTTGCTGCTGCACCTCCACCTCCACCACCAGAAATATTTCCAGTTGGTGTTTGCACTGACATAATCTTTTTAACGTTCATTAAACCACCAGCGATAGCCACACCCGCAGCAACTGCCGCTAATGCAGGACCAATAATTGGAATACCTACTAATGATTTATAGGCTTTAGTTGCTGATTGATACGTATCAATAGTAGTACCAGCGATTGCAATTGCTTTACCAGCTACTGTATCTTGACCTGCTAAAGCAGATGCATTTTGTAATAATCCACTAATAGCATTCAAGTTAGCTTCTTTAGCTGCAGCAGCTGCATCATCAATGTCTTTTCTGGCTTTTGCATTCTCTGCTAATGCCATTGTTCTTTGATTTTCATTCTCAAAGGTCATGTTAGTGATGATGGCTTGATTAGCATCGTTTAATGCAATCTTTTCTGCATATGTAGTATCTTCTTGTTGGATTTGCCATTGATTGAAAGCCAATTGGTCTTCCATATCTTTTTGTTTAAATCCAGCTTCTAGTTCTTTAAATTTAGCATCATTAACTTCTTTAACTGCAGCAATCTTTTGACCTTTCTCTTGTTCAGATAATTCAGATGAATTAATTTCTGCAATTTGTTTGTTTAACTCTACTTCTAATTCTTGTCTAGCTCTTTCACGAAGATTCTCAATACTCATTAAATATGAAGTATTCTTGATCTCTTCAAGTTCCTTTTGGAATGTAGCTTCTTTTTCTTTTTTATTTTCAGCTTGAGTATCTAAAAGGTTTTGAGTCTCTTGAGCTTGTGTAGTATCTAATTGCTTTTGTTGCTCATATAAAGATTTTAGGTATCTTTGTTCTTCAATTGACAAATTCTTTTTCTTGGCATATTTGTCAATCTCAATCTGTAATAAAGCATCAGCATTCTTTTGTTGAATCTCTAATTCTTTTTGAGCTTTTAGATCTGCATCTTTAATAGCATCAATCTCAGCTTTTTGCTTTAACTCTAAAATCTTTTTCTCAGACTCTACAGTTTTATCTTGTATTTCTTTTAAATGCTCTGCATATTTCTCTTTTCTTTCCTTCTCTTTTTCAGCAGCTTTTGCGTTTGCTTCTTTTTGTTTATCAGCCTTTTGTTTATCAAATTGAGCTTGATCAATTAGGGCTTGATTATTTAAATCTGCAACAGCAGCTTGAAGTTCTGCTAATTTCTTTTTCTTGTCATCATCTAACTCACCATCAATCTGTTGTAATTTTAATAATTGATTGATAGCTGCTGTTCTAGATGCAACTTCTTCAGCGTTAATCTTTTTCTTTTGTGCAAGTAATTGCTCTTCAGTTGCACCTTGTGCTTCCATTAGGGCTAATCTTCTTTTACTTGCAGAAATCATTTTATTTTGAGCAGAACCTACATCATCTAATGCTGAAATAGTTTTCTCAGCGTTATCTCTTGTTTTAGCTGTTGAAGCATCGTCAATTAAACCAAATGTTAAAAGAGATGCAAGATCTCTGGCTTTTGCAATAACAAAATCTATAGCTTCACCAAGTGGTGCAAATGCTGCACCAAACTTTTTAACTGCTCCAATAGCAACTGTTACACCTAATACTAACGCAGCAAGTGCAGTTACAATTAGACCAATTGGATTGGCAGATAAAATAGCATTGGTAATTAAAGCCTCTTTACCAAAAAGTCTAGTTGCAACCGCTGCAGCCTTTTCAGTTGTAGTTCTCAATGCCACTGCTGCATCTACTTTTAATTCTGCAATTTGTCTAGCATTCAACGCTGCGGTGATTAACCCGTTCGCTGTGGACGAGATCGTTCCTAAAGCTTTAGATTCTACTCCAAAACTTTTTAGAGCTCCTTCAGCAACATCAAATGAGCCTGAGATACCACCTGCAAGATCATTGAACTGATCTTTTACTTCTTTGGTTCTTGTATCGTTTTTGAATTCTTTAACAGCAGCTTTGGCTTGTTGAATTCTACCTACTATTTCTTCATAGGCAGCACTACCATAATCGGCACTAGCTGCTTCTTTAGTTAAATCTCTAATGGCACCTTGTAATTCAGTCAAAGATTTGACCGTCTGTTCGACACCATTTACTTTTATCGAGAAACCTACTTCGTTATTTGCCACTTTGTGTAAATCTTTTTATAATTATAAATATAAAGAAGAGGCATTTTGAACACCTCTTCTTCAAGTTTTTTAACAGTAATTAATTTCTGTTATAGTATATGGACCTGTTACGTTTAATGTATTTAAATCTATACAACTATAACCTATTGGATAATTGTTAGCTCCAGCAGGAATTGTACCGAATATTAAATTACCTATTCCACAAGTTTGTGCGTTCCAGTTTATATCATAACCTGCGTCATTTCTAACAAAAACACCTGCACATAATTCTGGTAAAGTACAATCTTCTTCACACAGACCAAATTGATCTACGTAACCATTAGCGCCTACATGCAGTGCAGTTAAGTTGAATGCATACCAACCTTGAGGCGCTGGTGTAGTACCTGTTGCATCTGCATACAATAAAACATTACCGCTCCAATTAGGGTAAATACCATACACCGTTTCTAAACTTGGTACACCTTGACCACAAGCTACACATTCATTTGTTGCACTATAAAATACATCAAATGGATATAAAGTATTACAATTACAAGAATTAATATCTGTATAACTAATAATAACTCCATTGCCATCTACTTGTGCAATTGTGGCGCCATCAGAATACCAACCAGCTGCAGCAAATGCACTACCAGTAGAGTTTGCATATAATACAGTAGAAGTAACTAAACTTGTGTTATTACCATAAATTATAGTCGTATATGGTCTTGCACAATATGCAGCACATGGAGATTCATTACTATATGAAATATCAAGCTGATATGTGGTTGGTGGTGTTAAATAGTTAACTTCTTCTAAAGTATAAACATAATCTGTATTAGGTGTATTTTCAAATCCAGCACCTACATTAAAAGAAGTAATTGGACTACCATCTGTCTTGTTTATTTTAACTAAATTATTAGCTGAGAAACTTCTATAGGTTGCAAATCTACCCCATACGTATAAACCACTTGCAACAACTTTTAAATCTATTCTATTAGTCGAAAATGGTGTAAATGGATTAGTTGAATTATTAAATGTAGTATCTAATGTAGCATCAAAGCCTAATTTAGCAACTCTATGTGAAGTTGTACCTTTATATGATGAGAATTCACCAGCTAAATATAAACCGGTTGAATCAACTTGTATAGTTTCAACGTCTTGGTTAAAACCATTACCTGCGGCTGTTGTAAATGTAGTATCTAATGAACCATCTAAATTTAAAGCACAAACATTAGATGTAAAAGTTGTGCCTTTCCATGCATATGAACTTCCACCAGTACCAGATAAAGTATAATATAATTTATCATTGTATAACGCCATATCTAATACTACGGTATTAAATCCACCAGTAAATCCAGTTCCTACATTAAATGATGTGTAAATACTACCATTTGAATTTATTGCAATTGCTCTTCTAGCATTCCCAAATGGCGCAGAAATATCATTATAACGAATAAATGCACCCGCTACAAAAAGTTTTTCATCACCTGATATGGTTTTAAATTGAATAGATGTAATATAATCGTTAAAACCAGTGCCTGTAACAAATGAAGTATCTAATGTACCATTTAAATTTAATCTAAATATTCTGCCTATTATTGTAGTTCCATTAAATGTAGAAAATGTACCAGTCACATATAATTTGCCAGTCGGCGACATGTATAATTTACCTTGTGGAAAATTAGGATCTGTGTTTGCTGATAAACCTGTGCCTACATTTGTGTTAAAGGTAGTGTCTAATGAACCATCTAAATTTAAACATGCAATTCTGTTTGCAATAGAATTACCTTTATATTGATTAAAGATACCTAACACATAAATTTTATCATTATATGTAACTATTGATTCTACTCTAGCTAAATTAGGGTTTGTACTATTTGTAAAACCACCAATAACATCAAAACTAGTAGATAAATCTGCTATTGCAGTTAAACCAGCGATATCATTTAATCCAGTTGTAGTTTTATATTGTGTATATTGACCTCCAACTGCTAAAATTGAAGTTGTAGGTACTACATCTCCTCCAGTTACTAAATTATTAAACTCATATGTGTATATTGCATTAGTTGTAGAAGGTATTGTTAACGTTACAGTTGCAGGTGTTTGTGCAACTGAATCTTCGAATATGTCTAAATTAATTAAATAATTTGTTTGCATATCGCCATTAACAGTTGTTGTAGAATTAATAGCTCTCAATCTAACATTTTCTTCACAACTAAATATAACAGACTTTTCTGTATCATCTGGATCTAAAGCTTCAATAGTTACTGTAACTACATCTACCCAAGTTGCTCCATTATCAAAAGATTTTTGAACTGTTGTTGAAGTAGTATAACCTGCTTTTTGAGATGATACATTTACAGTACCGCTAACAGGTCCAACTAGACAAGTTGGACAACCAGAACAAGTACCAAATGCTGTTATATCACCTACCATACCAGTAACTTGTGCTACCGTAGTCGAATTAAATTTATACCATCCAGCAGGTGCATATGACGGTGTTTGACCAGCTGGTGGATTTGCACCTGTATTATCTAAATAAAGATTTGTATTTGATGCAAATGTTGGATTACTACCCCAAACTGTAGTAGTACCATTTGGACAACAACAAGCGTCACATAAAGTACTTGATTTACAAACAGTAAATGGATAATAAACTGTACAAGTACAATTTGAGCACAAAAAGTTATTAACTACTGAACCATTTGGCGTAACTTGTAAAGCTGTTGTAGCTCCAGTTTGTTTATAGAATCCTGCTGGACCTGGTATTGTTAATCCAGAGTTAGTCCAAAATGAACTATTGCCTATAAAATTATTAGGTCCTACTGAGCCATACACTGTAATTAATGGTCCATTATTACAACAAACATCACAACCTGTAGTATTTAAATGTACAGTATATGGATATGAAACTGGAGTACAGTTACAAGCTGATGTGTCTTGTACTAGTATTGCACCATTAGAATTAACATAGATAGTACCAGACTGATCTGCATAATATCCAGGTGCAGCAATAATACCACCATTAGCATCTTGATATGCAATAGTCGAATCAACTAGTGTGGCACCATCTGCATAAATAATAACATTTTGAGATCCTGCGTACTGTGCACAACAATGAGCTGTACATAAATCGGTTGCACTATAACATGTATTAAATTGTGTATATGTTGGAGGTGTAACAACTGGTAATGTAATACCAATGTTATTACCTAATTTAATTAATTGTACTCGACAGTTTGATACTTCACCAACTACATAATCAGATACAGAGTTAACAAAATACCAAGCGTCTTTAACAAAAATATAGTCATTGAATTTTAAATCCAAGATTTCATTATAGTCTAATGCAAAATTGGCTTCTACAATTCTAGAATATGGATCGAATGTTACATCATACCATGTTTTCCAGAAAGTATTAAAACAACTAAATGCAGTTTGAGCCTTTGGATTTGTTATAGCTTGACCAATAGCATTATAATCATATAATGGCAATTCATTTTCCCAGTTTAAATCAAATGTAGTTGATGTTACTGGAAATTCTGAGTATTGACTCATTAATGGATATTTATACATAACTTGTTCATTAACAGGCACACCACTTCCATCTTGATCAGTACCTGCGTACCATTCAATTGGTGCATTTTTTTCACCATTCCAAAAAACCAATCTCAATTTAGGTTGAATAGGTTCTCTTTTACCAACAGAAACTGCGTTAGCTCCAGTACCTTCAGATGCACCATTACCACCAGTATCTTTTGCAATATGCGGTATTAAAAACAATGCAGCTGCTTCTTCTGAGAAACCAGTACCAGGTTTTAAACCAATACCATCTAAAGGTGTTGGTGCAAATTGATCTTTATATTCTTTAGTTCCTTTGATTAATTCGTTGGTTGAGTCCAAGTTTAATTGACCAAAAGTTTGTTTGATACCTAATTGGTAGTTGTAGTTTAGATAATCTGAGTCTTCTTGATCTTTATAGATTTGGAATCTGGCTTGGTCAAAGAATAATGGTTTGATAACCATATCTTTAGACGTGTCAAGTCTAGCAGTCCAATCTTTTGATCTACCTTCTAGAATCCAATCTTTCCATGGCGTAATCGTAAAATGATTAGCTTGGAATTTAGATGGCACAAAAACTAGTCTATATCTGTTAATAATAGACTTCATAAAATCAATCTTTCTAATGTTAGATGGCATAATACCATTAATAGACATTACATTAGGTGCATCTATACATTCAACTGCTGTATTAAAAAATTGAATTTGTGTAGAACCAGAATAAACTGGACCAGAAATTCTAAATGTTCTAAATTCAAATTTAACACTTTGATTAGTAATTAAACTTGTATAAATTGAAGCATCTAAAGATTCTGTATTAACATATTGTGTAAAAGTCCATTGACCTACATCTAAACCAACTACTTGATTTGTTGCGATATCAATTATTTTAGCTTCCCAACCAATTATAGCATCATCTGGACTTGATCCATATAAATAAACGTCAACTTCACCAGCTGTCATTTTAAATTGATAACTACCATTTGCTGGCGCTGTGTAAATACCAGAAACTGTTTGACTTGGTGTAAAGTTATTACCTGGATCGTTAATTTCTACTGGAGTTCTCCATGGAAATTGTGCAGCAAGTACATTATATGTTACACCTTGATTTTCTGCTCTAAATGTATTTGAGTTATCTAATGTAGCGGAAGCCACGTTATCAGATATAATATATTGATTTGTAAAAAATGAAGAATCTAAAAATGTAGAGTCATATGTGTAACCAGCTTCTTCAAAGATTTGGTCCCATAAAGCTTTAGCTCTAATTTGAGGTTTCCATTGTGTTAATCTATATGCCTTTGCAGAAGTTGGTGCTGTTGGATTTGTAAATGAATTATCAAAACCAGCAGATAATGTTGGTATATTAGGTCTATTGTTGTTGTCATATGTGTAACCCCATTCAATTAAACCATATCTAACATCACCATTAAATAAACCGCCTTGAGTAGTCCAACTACTTGAGATGTTTTGCCATGTTTTAGAGTGGTTGTATTTGTTTAGGTTAACTTCATTCAAGAAACCACCGCCAATCTTCGAACCAAAATCTGAAGTAGAACCATAGAAAGTAATTTCGTATTCTACTGAGTTATCTTTTGAGTTAACGTTAATAGCATTTAATCTGATCGATCCATTTTCAAAAAAGATACCATTGTCAAGAATATACGCATCAGCTTTTATAGATGCATCAAAGTTTATTGAGTTAACATTAAAGACACCTTCAAAGTATGGACCATTGACAGCAGTATGAGGTACTTTAAACGTACGTGAGAATACAGAATTAGTTGCAGTAGGATCTATGATATTAGCCACAGACAAATTTAATTTGATAGGCTCTTCAACTCTCAAATCTAATGCTACGTATTCTCCAGTGTGTTGTTGTTTTGCGTAAAGTTGTGGTTGCGCCATTTTAAATAGTTTGTATTGATTGCGTCATTGCTAATTTAATAGTAAAGGTACCTTGCACAAGTTTAGTTTGTCTAACATTCTTGGTTGTATAACTTGTATTTGTGACAGTACAGTTGTATGGTATATTATCAGCTTGTGTGTTATTAGGATCTTTGATATATGCCAACACTTGTGGTGATTTAACTAAACCTTCTAATAGATCTACTTGATCTTGAGTTAACCAGTCAGATTGAATTGAATACATTGTCTCTGCTGATTTAGCATATGGTTTAGTGCCACCGATAACTGTTGCATTACCAAAAGGTACCGAGTTTGGTTGAGCTACTGGAACTGGTGTTGCAGCTGAATAATTTAACTGCTCTTGGTTATAGTTACTCTGTGTTGTATTTATACTTTTTTCTGTGAACATTGTAAAGTTTAAATAATCTCTACCACCTAAAGTATTGAACCAAGAAAGTCTAACTCTTGGGTACAAAGGCGCACAGTATTCTTGAATTGTAAATTGTGATTTTAAAGTCGCTGGAGTGCTGAAACCACAACCAGTCGATTGGTTATATCCTTGAATAGAGATAGTCTGACCAGCAGAGACTGGTGTCCAACCAAGAGCTTGTGCCAGTTTATCAGGACTAGCCAATACATGGACTAAACTATATTTAGCATCTAATGTGGTGCCAATAGTGTTTGTACAGATTTCTCTTTGACCAAAACCAGAACTAGTTAACATTGGAACATCTGTTGTGTTTACAATTGTACCAGTTGAATCTTTTCTTTCAAATCTAAAACCAAAGATTGCATATGGTTGTGAACCAGAGATTGGTGTCCAGTTTAAATAGCTCAAGACGATATTATCAAACTGATAAATGTCTTGATTTAATGGTGCATAATTTAAAGGATGTGCTAAACCAATATTGTGGTCATAGTTTGTATTAGCATCGAATGGATTACCACCAAAAATACCAGATTGAAATGTAGATCTCATCTGCCATTGTTGTTCAAGGTCTGTCATTGATGCACAAAAAACTGTAACTGGTGTAGTTAGATTACCATTTTGTGTATTGCCTGAATAAAGCAAGAATGCTGGTTCACCTGCAGTGTCTGTTACACCATTGTAAATTTGTGTAATGCCGTTTAAAGTATACTCTTCACCTACTTTAATAAAATACTTTTGTGACATTAGGTTGTTATCGCTATAGACTTTTGAGTTATCATAGTCAATCGTTAATTCACCTTGAGTCATTGCAGCGTTAACATTTGATGAATCTATGTAACCTTGTACTAGAGTCGAGATGTCAATCATACCAAAGCCCGATGGGTTTGCACGTTGTTTGATTCTTTGGACTGCTGTTGCGTTACCTACTTCATAAATGTCAAAAACATATTTAAAGTCAGTTGAGTTTACTTTAGAACTAGCAACTGACCACACGATTGGGTTATAGGCTGGTGAAATCCAAACTGGTTTGTAGGGTACTGATGTTATCGCCATGTTAATTTATTTTTTATTTTGGAGCTCCATTTGTCTACGATGGTTCTCTTCTTCTCTTTGTTTATTTTTTCTGTGTGCGAGGTAGTTGAAGATTCCAATAATACTAGTTCGTTCAACTTCTCCAGTTTTGGTAATATCGTCTCCTGCACAGTAGAATATGATTTTGCTCCAGTTTCTAGCAGATCTAACATGATCTGGGTCGTTAGGTCGATCATTGCTTTCTCTCTCAGCGTCGTCTGTGGATTCTGTGTCAAAGAGCTGAGAGTAGTTTCTACGTAATACTTTGACACTGCTAAAAAAAAATTAAATGCACCCGTTACATATTTAACAGGCAAATGCAAGAACTCTTCAGCTCTTGTCATTAATGTATCTGAGTTATAGGCTTCAACTTCCATCCACTTTTCAGTGATTTGTACTGCTGGTCTATAAAGGATTGCCATCATGATGTGCAATTTCTTTTGACTCATAGGATCTGTTTTTAAAACATCCATATCTGCAAACTCACCTAATGTAATTTTACTCATATCTAAAAAGCCATACAATTCACCTTTGTGAACAAAGTTTTTGTGAAATGGTGTTGTGTCTTCTAAATTTAAATAGTTTTCAACTACTGCATCCCAGATAACAATAAACTGATGCTTCTCTAGCTTCTTTAATTCATTCAGGTCACACTTTGAAATGTGGCTAATGATTTCCATCTTGGCACTAAAATCTTGACGTACAATGAGATCCTGTATGTCATAATACTGTTGGATTGTTACATCCTCTATTTTATATTCTTTGCCTGAAATTTTAAATTCTATCATGATATGTAATCTTTTATTGTCTCTCTGACTAAACGTTCCATTGAAACATTTAATTTGTCTTGGACTAATTTATTTACTCTACTTTCAAAACCATCCATAGCAGTCCAGTTTTGTGCTCTAATACCCATTGTACCTTTACTGTAACCCATAAAAGGCAAACCAAAGATACCATTTTGTCTAATAGTATCAAATTCATTATGTCTAGGACCAGAACCAAAGTTAGTTGCTTGTGCTCTTTTACGTACACCTGCAGGTAAAGCATCTAAATCTATAAATAATTCCCATTGGTTGTCTGCACCTTTTTCAAATTTAATCATATTAGGTGTCAAAGAACGAGCTAATTTACCTGTTGCATATGGGTTTTGTGGTGTATTACCAGGTCTTGGTACTTGTTGACGTAGACGTGGAAACATAAATTGACGAATTGAATCGCCAACTTGTTTCATTTGCATGTCTAGTATTTCTTGTATAGTTGCCATTACGATACAGGATTATTACAATTATCTAAAGGTGATATAGTTTCTATTTGCAATTGACAAGTCCAACCACAAGTTGAGTTTTTATAACCTTCAAAAAATGGTGTTGCCACTGCAGGTAAATTTATGTTATATCGAAAATCTTTCCAAGTAGTTAATCTATATTTAGCTAAAATATCTCGCAAGATTTCCATTGTGTTTGAGTGTGTACGCTCTTCAAGATCTAATGAAGATTTAGCCAAGTCCATAACTATTAAGTCGAAGTCGTATGTTGTCGAACCTTCAGTAATAGTGGCTGGTTGTGGTATTAACATCACATATGGATATTTGGCTGAAACCTGTTGGTCATCAGTTGGAATTTCTACCATGGATTGAGGTCCACAACGAAAAGTCTTGATAGCTGGGTGGTCATTGCATATTTGTCTCAATGATTCTACCACATTTCTATATGTTGAACTATAAACTGCCATTCTTTTTAAATTTGTTTGTTATTAATAAATATATCGTTTTTAGAAATTGAACGGTTACAGCGACAATAAATTTAAAAAATAGTGGTGCGTTAGCAACACCTATTTTTGGTTTATAATTCTTTTAGAATTATTTACCTGGTCCCTAGAGGACCAACCTTTAGCGCTTGAGGGACCAACCTTTAGCGCTTGAGGGACCAACCTTTAGCGCTCGAGGGACCAACCTTTAATCAATTGGACTACTTGCTCTACGACCATTTGCAAAGGTGTATTGTCCACCTTTTGGTTTTGAAAGTGCATAACGTATAGCATCTATTGCGTGGTTGTGTTCGTCAATAGGTTTGTCAGAACCTGGTTTCCATGAATACAAGAATGCTTCATCGTGTAAGTCTGAACTATTAGGATGCATGTAAACTTCATACTCTTTGAGTGTGTTAATACCAGCTTGAATTGAATCTGGTCCTTTGTATGCTGGTTTAACATTAAAACCAGCTCTTTTTAGATCTTCAATAGATTTAGGTTCTGCAGAGTCTGCAATTATTTGATCTCGTGAAGTAATACCAAGCTTTTTCATTTGATCCGCCAAGTCTGCATTCGTGAGTCCTGGCGAGTAGATCAATTGCTTTAAATAAAGTTTGTTATTTTTCTTTTTAACCTCGACCAAAGATGCTGGATCATTAGAAAACCCAAAATCCAGACCGTATACTGTATCGTATTCACCTTGTGGGTCTGGTGTACCAACTTGCCAGTTCTCGAAGATTCTACCTACGATACCATCTAACCATTTGCCTTCAATATGGTGTGCATAGTATTCTGGATCTAAATCTTTCATACGTTCCCACTCTGCAATCTTTTTAGGATCTAGGTTTTCTTCGTTGTCTTTGTATGTGGTGTGAATAAACTCATGATCGTCAAACCACTTTGGGTTAGGTTGACCATCAATATAAAATCTTTTATGAATCCAATGTCTCTTTGAAGTAGGGTTAAAGAGGATAAAGACCTTTCTTTCAGAGCCTTTTGATCTAAATGAGTCATTTAATTTGATAAATTCTTCTTCTGATGGTAACTCTGTAGCTTCATCTATTAATAAATGGGTTACACCTGCTAAACCTTTACCTTTTGCAGTCATTGTACCATCTTGTAGTTTCATAGCATGTGTAATAACCATATTGCCATTTAGGACATTGGTCATTTCATCGCCTTCGATCTTGATAAATCTTTTAATGTTCCAAGACTCAGCTAAATCAAGAATATCTCTATAGATGGATGATTTGATTGACTTTTGGGTATAACGAGATACAACACCTCTGAAATACTCTTCGCCCATTAATCTGATTAAAAAGAATGCCGCGGCTTGCGTTGACTTGCCTGATCCACGTCCACCAGAAATCAGATAATATGTTTTATCTGAGTGAAACATTGGTGCATATGGGTCTAGGATTTTAAAGTCCATTGGCTCTAATCTCTTTTTTTAATCTAGTTATAACTTTGTTTACACACGCAGAGCAAGATGTTACTTGATCATTAGCGCCTGTAATATCATTATAAAGATCAAAGATTATTTTAGCTTCATTTGGCGTAAAGACTTGTTTAGCTGAGATTAAAATCTTTGCATCTACTAATCTGTGTAATATGTCTTCGTTCATTTTGATTTATTTTGTTTGTAATCTATTATAAAGCCTATGGCGACTATAATGTTCATACCGCAGCTCATTAGAATTTCGTGTAAATCTTCATACACGTTTAACATTAAATGGACATGTCCTAAACTCCAGAATGGAATAGCCAAGTTTTGACTAATCCAAACTAAAGTCCATTTAATAAAGTGTTTCATTAGTAGTCAAGCCATTTTTCAATTATCAGAGTGATGGCGCCGCTTGCGAACATAAAGACCAAGGAATATACACCAACCCCAGAATATAACAAGACCAATAAAGTACTCCATTGTGATAAACAAAAGCTACAATTAAATGGCTTTCTTTCTACGTCTAGGTTTGTCAGTACTTTGAATATTTTCAGTATCTTGTGATACCACGGGTTCCGAAGCAACGACACTATGGTCAATGACGTTGATGTGCTCAAGGCTAGACTCAGTAATAATTGGTTTAACATTTTCTTCTGCTTTTTTTACATTTAAAAATTCAACTTCAACATCAGCGCCTACATTATACTTCTTGCGCCAAAATTCGATGTTGCGTTCTAATCTGTTTTCGTCTGATCTAAATTCTAAATCAGTTCCTGTGAATTTCCATTGAATTCTGTTGTCGATGACGTCTTTACCGTCTACAATAAATTTAAACATAGTAATTTGGTTTATTTTTAATATTTATCCTAATTAATTTATAGGTTTTGTTTGATGTGCTTGCGTACGCGTTTAATAGTTAGTGCGATTGATGTTCTGGGAATTCCCGTTTCTTTGCTGAGTGTTGAATAGTTATGATCACCTTCTGCAAAGAGTCTAAATAATTCTCGATCATACCAAGGCAAAGAGTCTATTAAATAATTAACTTTATCTATGTCTAGTTTTGATGTTTCACTCTCTGGTTTATCATGACACTCTAACTCTGCATGTTGTTTTACAAATTGACGATGAAATGGACCTGTTTGACTTCGCCATTGAGTCATGAGTATTCTAATCAAGTAAAATCGTGCACCACCAGAGTCTATAATATCTTGAAGATTTTTTTTAGTAGATAACTCTTCGATACCATAGTGCAGTAGATCTAATGCAAGATCATGATTACCTGTGATTTTATTAGCTGCTTCAACTAATGCATCGTAATCATTAGCAAGATATTGGTTAAAATTCAAATGTAGAAGCTATTTTTAAAACTAAAATGAGGCATAATGTATATATCATGCCTCATTTTTTAGTTATTAGTCCTCTTTTTTCGGTGGAATAATGATGTTCAAAGGACTATCTATAGTCATATCGGTTTCTGATTTCTTTGGTATCACAAATGGTGATAGTTTAATTAGGAAATCTAGTGCACCTTTCGGATCCTCTGCTGCAGTTTGATTTAACCAGTTTTGTATGTTCTGTAAATTACCTTCTAGTAATTCTAAATAGAACTCTTTTACTCTGGCTGTACTAACATTTTTGGATCCAACTGGTCGACCAGTAGGATTACCTGAATAACCTTTAACAAAGTTAGGATTCCCCGGTCTTTTTTTGTGTTCTTCCATGTTGATCTAAATATTGTTTTAATAGTTTCGCATTCTGTGCAGTTCTGGGATACTCTCTGCTCAGTTTAACCACTTTGCCGATAGATTTATTATCTAGAACTTTTTTGTTTGCTCTTGAGCTCATATGTGAGTTTATTAGTTTAATGGTTGATCGCAGTTACCACATGGTTGTTCATTAACTCCATAGCCACCCCAACCACCAGCTCCACCTGGTGATGTACCAGTTCCGTATGGATAATTGCGATATTTTTTCCAGTTAAAGAACTGTGAGTTAGTTTGAATACCTGAAAAATATGGTTTCTTTGTATCTGGTGCTTGTTCACCATTTCTGGAATTCCATGTTGCGTATGCTGGATACAAACCTAAATTAAAAGCCAAATATCTTTGCATTTGCTCAACATAACTCTCAGCTACTTCTCTAACATTAGTTTGCAAGAATTTAACTTCGTCTAATTCTACCGATGGTGCATTCTCTGAGTTTGGTTTCAAGATTGATTTGTTAAAGATCTTGTAGGCCAAAAAGGGTATCGCGTGGTAAAATGAATAGTTAACTAAAATAGGACCAACAAAATCATCTAGTAACAAACGATTTGGTGCTGAAATTACATTATTTTTAATCTGTTCAACTAGTTGATTGTAGAATGTACCACCTAAATAGTTGCGCAAGTAAATTTCTTGTGCTTGTAATACGTATGGTACCAAGTCTTTAGGAGATACAGATTCATGAATTGAAGTATAACTTTTTAGCTTTTCTTCAGAGACCATTAGGACATTATATGATGACATCTTGTAGTTTTTATTTTTTATACAACTGCTTTGGCTACTTCCATTGAGGCTGCATCGATTAATTTGTTTTGTTCAATGTATAATTCAACTGTTTCATATCCTCTGTAATACATTAAAGTGTCTAATGTTTTTAACATTGTCTTTTGTAATGGTTTAATTACTGTTGAAATAAAGTGAGCGTATGCTACTTCGATCTCGTTAGCATTTGAATTAAAACCACCTGATCCACCTTGATGGTAAAGACCTAATAACAATGGACTTGTAATTCTATGACCAGTTAAAATTCTTGAGCTGATTCTAGACTCTAGGTTTACGTAGTAGTCATCATTAGCAGATTCTATTGGTGTTACAGTTGGAGCGTGATCAGCGTCATCAGAGAAAGCAATAAAAGCTTTTCCAGCATTATCAGATCCTCTGAATGACATAGTCAATTCATCATAAATAGTTTGTCTTGCTTCAGGATCAGGAATACCATTATTCATTGAGATAAATAAACCTGGATTTAAACCATTGGCTAAATTCGATAAATGGAATTTTGAAACTTCAACATCAATCTGAATATCGTTTAATGATCCAGCGTATGAAGGTAGTGGATAAAACAATGCACCTGGTTCATAATCAAAGCAATACATAACTTGAGATGGATGTGTATCAGCACATGAAGGATCAAATGCTTTGTATTCTATAGGTCTAAACTTTCTAAATTGGTTCCAATCTGAAGAGTAATAGTAGTATTCTGGTTTATCGATATCTGGCACATGAATACCTGATCTAACCTTTGTAAAGTCCATGTGATAGATTTCTGCAATTGTTTCACCGTCATTTGCCCATATAACATTAAATGCATAACCACCAAAGGTTAAATAGTCTAACGCAGCTTTCTCAAACACATCATTCCAGCTTTCAGTTGGATTTGCTCTCTTTAACAAGTAGTTGTCTTTTTCATCTTTAGTGCGAAGACCTTGACCAATTACACCATCTAATTTACTCATGATAGCTGTACGGTTCATTGCTGACTTTTGAAACAAACCAGCTACAAAACCTGGCCAATCATTGGCTAAACCATAATCGATCCACTTTTTACCAGCTCTTTCAACAAAGATTGGTAATTCAACTTGTACTCTGTCAACGTTAAACGCGAAAAAGTTTTTATTATTTGATAATTCTGCCATTATAATGGTTGTGTGTTTATTTTAAATATATGAATGTGCTAAACTGACAAAAATATTAGAATTCTTCGTCAAAATACTGTTCAAAGTCTCTGAGGATAGTTGAAAATTCAAAAGCTTCCTCTCTAATGGTTTTAGCCATAACATAATCAAAGACTTGTCTTTGCGGTATGTCTAAATGTAGGGCTTCGTTATTAAAAAAGGCATATAAAGCATTATAAATATCTATGCGTTCTGAGTCTGTCATACCTAGATATTGATCATAGGTAAAGTTTATTTCAAGATTAACTATTTCCATCTTTTTTGTTTTTTTTCTCAAGATACTTTAAACGCTTTTGTTCTAATACCTCAGTTCTTTTTGATTGATAATATGTTTGACCATATTGTTTTAAATTTTGTTCTACTATTGGTTTATTAATAATAGACTCTAAATCTTTTGTATCTATAAACTTTAAACCTAATCTATCTGTATAAATTGTAGGTATAATGTGAGTCGTTGCCTTCTTTTCTTTGCCTCTATACTTTAAAGTGTTTTCAGAAGATTCATACTCTCTAATTTTATTTATTACAGTTATTTCAGTATTCTCATCTACGTTAGCTAAACGACCCATTAAATACGTCCATATGAGTGTGCCTTCTAACGATAAATCATAACCTATGGTTTCTGTATACAAAGCCCTTCTGTCTACACCAGCCATACGAGATGCAGCTAGGCGTATAGTGGTTTTACTATGTACACCTTTAGCTACATCTAAAATACCAAGTGTCTTTAATTTTTTAATATCTAAATAGTTTTGACCTTGTGGTCCTGTGTGATTAACTCTGATCAAGTCTTCGTTATAGAATTCTAAATAGGTTTCTGGTCCATATATGTAGGCTAAAGCTGTGACTAAAGCAACTGTGAGAACTTGACCTTCGGGTGGTGTACTTTGTAACCACATGGCGTAACAACTTGGAATGTATATTTTCATTTATTAATTCGTTATAAAGTATTTATTCTTTCTACGAGGACCATACTTTTGGCCTTTTCTGTGACCAATGCCATCTGACCAAATTAGATTACTCACATGTGTGTTTTCTAGGTCGCCATCGATAAAAAGAACTAGTCTCAAATTTTGTGGGTTAGGGATAAAATGTTGAGCCACTAATCTGTGAATATACTCACCTGTAGGTATACACAAGTACTTTTTACTTTTACCTTTCCAGTATTGATTGACTTCGATAGACTTGACTAATTGACCTTCAAGGTCATAGTACTCTCGTTTAACATAACCATGGTCCGAGATAAACCATTTAGTGGTGCCAAAGTGTCTATTTTCATTGCGACCATTTTGAATCCATGGTATCTCATTAAATTGTTTCCAGTTTTCTTGTTGTGCCTTCATAAATTTTAATTTTATTGTTGTTTATATTTCTTTCAATATATATTATAATCCAAATTGTACATCGTTTACTTCTAGTCCAGGACGCTGAGTCAATATATGATCTGCAGTCCAAACAAAGCTCATACGATCTCCTTTTCTCAGTTTACCATACTTTTGTTTTTGTACAGTTAAAGTATAGGTACCTAATTGAGTATTTTTATCTAATTGTTTTGGTATATCGCCTGATGGATACTGTAATTGTACAGCCCAACAATAGTTAACGTGGTGTGTAGCTTCATATGCACCTGCAACATTGTGTAAATCTGGTGTTTGATTTGTATTAATTAGTCTATCTGAAGCCTCTCTATTTAATTGCATTGAAGTAATAACAATTTTATTTTGACTCATAGCTAATGATTTTAATTCTTGAAAGACTTTAGCTACTCTTTCCCATTCTGCTTTTAAATTACCACCAACATCTACTAGTTTAGCATAGTCAATTATAATAGCATCAAAACCAATTTCTGCTTTAGCTTCTTCTGTTTTTATTAGCTCATTTAAAACCTCTATTTTAACACCAGCCCATTCTGCTACTATAAATTCACCATAATTATTGGCTTTTGCTATCTCTGCATATTTTTGACCTACTGTTGAGTAACCATTAGCGATCTCTAACGCATACTCATCTTCTGACAAGCCTAAAGTCATTTGGTGTATTCTTCTAATGGTATCTTGGTGTGGCTCTTCCTGAGCCAAGAAAAGTACGTTCTGATGAGCTTTAATTAGTAACCATGACATCCAAGTTTTTAAAATGGTTTTACCTCCATTGGTCATAGTTATAAAAGCATAAAGTACTTTCTTTTTTAGAGGTACATTATTTTCTTTAAACCAATCAACTGCTAAATTGACTTCAGTCTCTTCAAGTCTTTGTAATGTCTGCCAATCTTTAATGTTAACTGGTTTTGGCCACACAGAAGTGTCTTTCTTTAATTGTTCTAGTCTTCTTTCAAGGGCTTGAATAGTTTTTACTTCCTCTTCAGGTAAAGTACAAATCTGTTGCATGATTTTTCTAGAAGCTCTAGTTCTAGCCGCTTGTAGTTGTATCTGTTGACTAGTTAGGTCTAATTTAGAGGCTTTATTAACTTGTTTAAAAGACTCTTTAAAATGCGGTTGATCTACTTCTTTTAAAGTCTCTGTAATGGATCTATAAACTGATTCAAATGTAGGGGTAAATCCTGCCTCTTTTTGCTTTTTAATTTCCTGTAAATGTATATGTTGATATGGATCTAATGCTTCTATAGGTATTTGATCTAACAACTCATAATTAGTGTAGGCTGCTTTGAGTAATTCTTCTGGTTTTAATGTCATATTTTTATTTATTATTTTTATTTGTTTCCTTGTTTTAGTTTAATTATCTCTTCAGTAGACAAGGGTTTATAGGTGTTTAGGGTAGAGATTGAAGAAGAGTGTGATGTGTTAACATCATCACTATTCTGGTTTATAATTCTTTTAGAATTATTTACCTGGTCCCTAGAGGACCAACCTTTAGCGCTTGAGGGACCAACCTTTTGCGCTCGAGGGACCAACCTTTTTGCTACATATTTCCTAGGAATGTTACCGTTTCGTTGATAATCTCTGACTACTGCGATTAGATTTTTCTCTACTAAATAGTCTAAAGCAGATTTTAATGTCCCTCTTTTTATGTTCCAATCTTCTGCAAATTGTTTTACATATAAATCCATACCATCTGCATGTTTAGTAAAATGTATAATAGCAGATAATGCAACCCACGCTGCAGTTCTGTGACTACGTTGCAAATCTTGCAATTCTTTTAATTCCAAAAGTTTATGATCAATAGTATAATTTACGTACATATATTTTTATTTTTTATTTGTTTGACACCATGTCCAACCTTTAGTAATTGGTATAGTAATATCTTGTTTACCCGCTGCAGAGGTCATATACTGTGCACCCCATTCTATCATAGCATATGAGATGGTTTGATTTATGTCTAAACCTACTTTATTAGCATTAACACCTAATTGAAATAACCACATATGACCACCAGTTTGCCAAGAAGTTGTATACATGCCATGTGATTTTTCAGTCCATTTACGAGCTATCTCGAATTTTTTAGTGCTTTCCATATTTGGATTTGTTAAGACAAACGGTTTAGGTGGTTTTGGTTTCTCAATCTTTTTACCATTGGCTTTTAACCATTGACCTAACTCTTGCATACTAACACGCGAACGAACTTCAATTAACTCTTGTTCTACATAGTGCACATCAATGACTTGACCTTCATCATTTGTAACTTGGATTTCTCTCAAACCACCAGGTAATCTAGATAATTGTGGTATATGTTTAGTTCTTGGGTCAATTGGTAAACCTTTTTGGACTAAAATTTCTCTGATAGTCTTCCATAAAGTAGGTTGTATATCTTTTGGTATAGGTCTATCAAGTCTGACAATCACATGGACAGACTTTGTACCACTCCAGGTCATAGTACTATAGGGTAAACCCGTAGCTCTGACCATACTCACTTGTGTGTCTCTGGGGATAATCTTGCCATTATCTGTTTTATCCATCTCAAACAACATCGCATATACGTGCTTGACATTCTGTTCGTTTCTTTTAGTTTCTAATGGATTGATACAGAATTTTTCAGCTGTTGAGAATAACATATCAGGCCAAACTGGTTCAGCTTTACTAGCCCAAGCATCTATTTTACCCCAAGCTGTTTTATGATCTGCATCAAATAAACATTCTAAAAACTGTTTTTTACTTGGTTTCATCGTTTTGTAATATTTTTAAATATTTTCAGATTAATATTAGTTTTAATCTGTTTTTGTTTTTCAGATAAATTTCTTTTTTTACCAATAGATTGATAAAATTGAAATTCCCATTCTGTAATAACATTTTTTAAAAAAAAATCATAAAGACTTCCAATATTAATTGAATAAAGTATATTATTTTTAATACCGTGTAAAATACTAGACATTTGTTTTACTTGTGGCCAAAGCGATGTATCAGACATAAATTTTTTAACACAACAATTACCTACTTGTATTGTAAATCCATTATATATGTTTTCACATACACAAACTTCAAATATACTGTGTCCACATAAACAGTGATTACCATGTTCTTCGTATGAAGAAATATAAACCCATTCTTGTTTTGCTTGTTGCCAATTCGAGTTCATAGAACTTTCTAATACTCCGTTAATAAACTTATCTTTATAACTCATAATTAATATTAGAATTTTTTATAATTTTTTAATTTTTACGAGTCTAATAAACCAAAAGGAAATTGTTCATCTGCTAATTCTTCACCATAGTTGGCTGCTTCTTGGAAGTATCTAGCCATAGCTACAATACCACTGTGAAAACCATGTTGCCAATCGCCTGTTTCTGGGTCACATAGCTGACCAACTTCGTATGTAAAGTCTTTTTCTATTCTAAATTTGGCTTCTTTAACAGCAGGTAGATGTGCATCCGCTGGTTGACTTCTTGCATACCATAATAAACTTACATACTTGTCTTGGTGTTTTGCTGCTAATTCTAGCAGTCTTTTTTTACTACATTTTGTCATATTACTTTGTTTTTTTTAAAAGGGGTTTAATAATCATTTGAGTACCTTGATAGTCAGGTAAAGTAGTAGAGAATACTACATTTGGTTTTTCAAGTCCTTTAAATGCAAAAGGATCATTGATTGCTTTACGAAGTTTTTTAGTTTTTGTCATAATAATTGTGTTTTTATATTTATTATATAATCTATTTATCCGATGTTTCAAATAAATTTGCTCACTTTTAAAATTATATTAATATAATATAATATTATAAAAAAAGGCCACTAACAAGAGTCAATGACCTTTAGTTATTAAACAAACAAAAATTATGCTTCTGGAGTATACTGCATCCAAGCACCATTTACTGGCACAAAATCAAGTTCTTCATAGAATTTACGCAAAGCTACAGTTTTAGCTATAAAGTCAAAATCACTAATAGCATCGGTTGCACATGGTAAAACTTTTAAAGTCATCTGAGCAGCATCACATTCGTCCAAGATAATATTCATAATCTTGGTACCAAGACCTTGGTTTCTGGCTTCTTTGGCAATTTTAATAGTGTGTAATTGAGTAGTCGTTTCATTCTCTGCAATAAATTCTAATACTACAGGTCCGATTTCTGTCATAAATCTGTAATTACCTATATTAGGGTAATATTCTGCATAGTGTGTAGCTACATTTTTAATAGTGTTAACAAACATACCATTTTTGTAAAACCACGTACATTTTTTAGCTTCTGCGTTTAGTAATTGAGACACTTGGTCAGCAACATTTTTTACTAAAGTAGCCGTAGTTAATTGACCAGGTAAGTCAAAACACTCGTAAAACTCTTCGTTGGTTTGCAATAGACTTGGTACAGTTTCATACTTTTGCATTTTAGTGTTAAACTGGTTGATCTTGTTGATCATTTTACTTGAATTGAAAGTTTTCATTTTGTCTTTGTTTAAATGTTATATGTAAATATACTAAATTCTGGCGACATAAAAAAACTTTTTAGTAATTATTTTTCAACTATTTTACAACTGATTGGTTTCCAATAGACATAAAAAAGCCAGGGTGATAAAACCTGGCTTTTATAAAATATAGATAAACGTTCACCAATTAAATTTCGTACACAGTGCTCAAACTGTTATAAAAAATGCCCGTCCTTTTCGAGCGTTTAATTGTGAATACTAAAGATTATACCAAGATATAATTGTTTGTTTCATAAAAAAGCCGTTGATCAAATTATCAACGGCTTCCATAAAAACATAAAAAAATAAAAAAATGAAAATCAAAAAACCTTTAAATCTTCATAGGTATATATTAAACTTTACAAGAAAGTTTCAAAAATTATGATATAGTTACAGAGTCAATCCAAATATACTTACCTGGCATTGTGGCTGTATTTACACATAAAGCCGCAAATGAATTTAAAAACACATTAGAGTTAAATGCATTCAAACCAGTGTATGTAACATCAGTCCAATCTGTACCAACTGTTTTATCTTCATCAGCCCAAGATAATGTAGTACTACCGCTAGTTATATTACCTGTTTTAGCATTAGGATATAAAGCAAATTTAACTGTACCTGCTATAGATGATTTACATCTAATAGTAATAGTTTTAGGTGTTATAGAATCTATAAAAATAGATTCGAATGGTGTAAATGAAGCAGCACTACTAGTTACAGCTCTAGGTTTACTCAATCTCAAAGAGTTAGTACCAGTTGATGTTTGTGTTGGATCAGCAAAAAGAATTTGACCAGCACCAAAGACAGTTTTAAAACCTTCAGAATCTTTGATATATGCACTAGGTCGTAAAGCTGAATAACTAGTACTTGCAGCTGGTATCATTTGAGTCCAACCAGAAGTAGTAGTATCTCCTTCAACATTTTCTATATTTTGTGCTGGTGTATTAATCATTACACTACTGCCTGTACTAGGTGTCGAATAAAATAAATTAACAGCGTTGGTACCAACTCTATTTAATGAGTTAATAATAATTACATTATTATTATTCGTTTCTGATAATGAAACACCTTCAAAAGTACTTGTATTAGGCGCAGCAAAACTAGAAATAGTTACATTACCAAAAATGTTTTGTAGACTAATATTAATACCTCCAGATGGTGGAGCAGTACCAATAGAATAACCTTTTACAAAATGATTAGTTACTTGAATAGGCGATGTTGAATTCGAAACACCAACTAAAGCAGATCTCATAAACCAACTGTTGTTATATTTTAAAGCTGGTGTACCGTCTGCTGCAAATTGAGGTGAGTTAAAAGAACTCAATCTAGTATTAGACAAATATAAATCTTTATTAGGATATGTTGCACTAGCAATTGGATTAGCACCAAAAACAGTAGTTGAAGATGGCATATAGACAAAAGCTAGAGTACCAGGCGCCCACGTATTAATACTACCAGCAAAACCAGTAGATAAATGTGATAGCATAAAACGGTCAAAATACATACCAGCACCAGACACTGCAGTAAAACCAGTCCCAGATTGTGCAGTCGATGTAACAGTAGAATGATAATTCATAACTGTAAAACCATTTTGCTGTGTAAAGTTATTAGTCCAACCTCCTCTAATATCAAATTGAGATTTGCCAGCAATATTAACGTTTTCAAAAGTTTGAGATGCGGTTGTTGTATAATATTGTTGTGCAGTTACTGCAATTCTAGAAATTGTTACATTGGCGTTTTCATCAAAGTTAGTAGCACCATCAGTTGTAAAGTTTGCAGCAGTTACAGAGAATACTTTATAAAAGAATTTCTGGTCACCAAAATTAGGATCATTATAGGTAATAATATCACCAGGCGCTAATAAACCTACTAATGATTGAGACGTATTCCATGTTGTACCACCTCTTTGTGTGTGTGAACAAGTACCAGGTAGGGCAGTAAATGTTGAACCAGCTACTCTAATTTCATCACCATTAGTGCCAACGGTCATGGCTTTGTTAATAGTTTTATATGGCGTTGCAATAGTACCGTTACCAGTAGTATCATTACCATTTATATTATCTGTATATAAAATTGCCATAGTTATTCTTTAATTTTTTTGTTGATATAATCTACACACTCATCTAATGTACCTTCAAATACAATCAAGGCTTCAAGTGTTTCAGTAGTAGTTGTATTTAATGTCACATAAAACACATCTGTGTTTTCATGTACAAGATATGTGACTTTTAGGTCTGCTGTTGTATCTGAGTAAACTATCATTATTTAAAATTTATTTTAAAACCAGTTGTAGTCCATTTTGCTGTGCTTTCGTTCATTTGTACACCAAAGCCAGAAGTTAACCATTTAGCTACACTAGTTACTCTTTGCCATACAAGAGTAGTGCCTCTGTAAACAAAATTTACATTGGTACTACCTCTTTTTAGGTCTGTTATACTATTTATTTGTCTTTTAATGTCTCCCATTATTCAATAAAATATAATGTTGTTGCTGAATATGAACCTAAAGCTGTGTATTGTGCTTGAGTTCCACTCCAAACGTTTGTTATTGTATTAGGTCCTGATGTTGAAATAGTTCCTGATGGTGTAGTACCTGATGTACCAGCCGTTCCAGAACTACCATTCGTACCAGATGTACCGTTTGTGCC